TATGCTGTATGGCGTTTAGTAGGAATTAAAGGAGGATTTGCACAAAGTTCTTCTCCAACTACTGTGCCAAACGCTGCTCGATATTATGCTGATGATGGTGGTGCTGTTCTACCCGGATTCTCTTTTGCATCAGACCCAGACACCGGAATGTATAGAACGACTAGTAATACAATTGGGTTTTCGTTGAATAACGCCCTAAAACTAGTAGTACACTCAACTGGAATAAACGTATCACACACATCAATTTCAGGTACAAATGCTGTTATAAACACTTCTAGTGGGCAATTAGGAACTGACTCATCATCTAAAAGATACAAAAGAAATATTGTTGAAACAGCATTAGACTCAAGTAAGGTGTATGACTTAAAACCGATTGATTTTGAATATAATGAAAACACCGACACAGAAGGTAAAAAAGGTTTTGGATTAGTAGCAGAAGATGTAGAAAAAATTTATCCTGAAATAGTACATTATAATCAAGATGGTTTAGTGGAAAGTTTAGCTTATGATAGACTATCCTTATTATTACTAATGGAAATAAAAAAACTAAAAGAAGAAATAGAAAAACTAAAGGAGAATAACTAATGGCAGAAGGCGATGTAACAGTATCAATGACTTTTTCAGAGGCTCAATGGGATAGGATTGAGGCAGCTTCGGGGCACATAAAAGGTGGCTGGGAATTAAATCCGGCAGAAACTACGGTAGATGCAAACTATTTAGCTACACATTGGAAAAATGAACTAAGCACTATTGTAAAAAATTACGAACTGTCTCTTAAAACGACAGATGATTTCTAAAATCATACAATATAGATACGATAATCCACACGACACTTTACAACAAATAGGAGATGCCTTTGATGTCTCCCGTCAATATGTTTCTAAAGTCTTACTTGATAATGACATTCCTACTGTTCGGGCGAAAAGGCAAAAAGATGTTAAATACTGCCTGCACTGTAAAGAAATAAGTACAACCTTAGTTCATAAAGGCAGTTGTTACTTCCAATATTACAACATAAAACTTACATGTACTTATTGTCGAGTACCTTTTTATAGAAAAAGAGCTGATATAATTCATAAGTACAAAAGAGGTTACAAAAAAAACTACTGTTCACATCAATGTTTTCATCAACATAGACGCAATCGGTTTAATTAACTATAAAATTAAACGAAATTCGTAGTATTTTTCTAAAAATATGATATAATAATAGTACACTGTAATAAATCCCAGTAGGGATAAAAATAAAAACATTAAAAATTATGCAGATTAATAATGATTTAATATTACAGTGGGAACCTAAAATCATGAAAATGGTTGGGAATACCTATATTGCGGGCATGGATAGAGAAGATGTTGCTCAAGAACTTCGTATTGCTCTTATGAAAGCCGCAAAAAAGTATGATGAAAGTAAAGGTGCTATTTTTCATACTTACTTACACACTTCACTGATAAACACTATCAGAACCCTAATTACTAAAGCTCAACGACATCCTAATTTTGTTAGTATTGACAACAATCCATACGATACAACTGATACAGGATTCTATACATCTGAAATAGCAAAAATTATGTCTAAAGAAGCAAAGGAGTACGAAGAAGTGGACACTGATTTACTGATACATACTAACGACGAAAACGGTAATCCAAAGTTACACCCTAACGAAAAAGAATTTGTATTCTATAAGTTGCAAGGTTTGACCATGGACGAAATAACCAAAAAGCTTGGAGAGTCATCTTATAAAGTAAGACACTCAATAAGAGAAAAATTTACAGATTTACTAGCTGAGACCGATGAAATTTGATGAGCTTAACGCAAAAGATATTTATGAACTTTTTAGTTCCTTATATAAAGAAAAACACAACTTAGAATATCAAGGTTCTGGGTGGATTGGGAATGAAATGCATTCCTTACGTAATATACTGGACGAATACGGGTCTGCTCAAGTAGCTTGTTCAGTTTTAAATTGTATTATTAACAACGATAGTACAGTAACAATACCTTACTTTGCGGCTGGGATTAAATATTATCTTACTTCGTATAATCCTGTTATTTATTATGCTGTAACTAGGTGGGGAACCCCTAAAGTAAAAAAACTATGGAGACATTATTTAGTTTTAGATGCGGTATGGTTTCCATCAGCTACACAAAGAACACAAAAAAAACTAATACTCAAAGAATTAAAGGAGTGGGCAAATGCCAAGGCGGATGATAAGGAGAGAAAGAGGACTAATAAGAAAGCAACAAAACAAAAAAAGAGAGGTAGTGGAGGAACAAAAGTATAGAGTAATTGCTTCTTCTGAGGACCTAAAAGATTTTTGGACCGTTGGTTACTTTGCAGACTTTAAAAAAGCTAAAGAGGAAATTGACAACCTTAATACGTCTGATGTAATATACTATATATATTCTAATAATAATAGAGTTTTATATAGTACTACGGGAGATACAGATGGCTAGTTTTGAATATATAGAGTCTGCTCTAATTTTCAATCTTGACACAAAATTAAATTTACGGTCGTTCAAACATACTGCAAAAGACTTTGCTATCCATGGTGATGCATATACGTTTGTATTACAACATTTTGATAAGTATGGAGAATTTCCGTCTACGGAATCTTTAGCCGAGAACTTTCCAACATTGGACAAGACGGCTAATTCAGTAAACTTTGACTATGCTTTAGAAGAATTTAAGAATCATTTATTACAAAGAAAAGTACGTCAAGCTGTAAATCAGCAAGTCAACTTAATTAATGAGAACCCTAAAAAGGCCATAACAAATTTGATGGTGGGTTTGACAGATATTGAAGTTATATATGATGAAGATGTTCAAGCATATGACAAAGGTGATACTACTCGATTATCTGAGTGGAGAGAAAGAACCGAACGAAGGCAGATGGGTGATGGACTTATGGGTGTACCTACGAGTTTTAAAACCATAAACTCTACTGGGGTTGGTTGGATGCCCGGTGAGTTAGTTGCGATGTTTGCAAGACCTACAATAGGTAAAACATGGATGTGCGTACATTCCGCCGCAACTGCGGTGAGTAAAGGATTTCGTACACTGTTGATTTCAACTGAAATGCCTCAAACAGCAATTAACATGAGAGTTGATGTTGTTTTATCTAAAATTATGGGTTATGACTTTTCCCATAGAGCCTTGAGACATGGTGAACCTATAGATGAAGAACAATACGAAAAGTTTTTGAAAGAGTCGGATACAGAATCCCTTTTAGTATGTGACCACATTTCAGGTCAAATGGGGATAAGTTTGGAATCAATTGCAGGATTAGTAAGAAAACATAATCCTGAATTTGTAGTTATTGATGGGGTTTATTTGGTAGCTACTAGTGATTCAAAAAAAGCTGCTTGGGAACAATCGCATGCATTATTTTATGGATTGAAGAACCTAGCAACTGCAACAAATACCCCAATCATGGTATCTACGCAAGCTACGAGGGATGCATCTAATATGTTTACTCCCCCTAGAGCGGACCAAGTAGCCTTTGGAGATGCTTTGATAAGAGCTGCTGATGTAGCAATAGCTATGTGTGCTGTGGCGAATGATTCAGTTGATGCTTCATCGCTTATGCAAAAAGCGGCTGACACCAAAAGACTAGTGCAGTTCCAAAAATATCGGGACGGTGAATTGCCAAGAGACACAACCTATATGGAGTGGTCAGTCAATAATGGTGACATAAGAGAATTACCCGAATACGACGGGGGAGGAGATTTTTAAACAGGAGGTTTATTATGGGAATCTTTGATTGGCTCAATGGTAGTGAAGATGACAGTGGTGTCGTTGTAAAGTCTACTAGAAGCAAAGGAAATGGAAGACCTATTATTGATATAACCGTAGATGATATCCGAAAGGGAATTGCTACAGACGAAAATGGTTATAGAAATGAAGTTGTTCTATTTCTAAGAAAAAATAAAAAGGATAGATAATGGTAGATTGGTACTCTATATTAACTAAATATGGGGTGGACATTCCAAATGAAGAACAGATTGTAATACATTGCCCTTTTCATGAAGATAGAAAAGAGTCATGTGCAATCAATTTAGATAAGGGAGCTTGGATTTGCTTTGCAGGATGTGGACAGGGTGGACTAAAAAGCTTTATTCACAAATTTACAGGTAAATCTTGGGCTGACATAGATGCAGACATTGGTGGTCAATTAGATTCTAGTGTCCTCGAAATCAACCCGCTTTTCTTTGGGGATGAGGAAAAAGAAGTTTCCAAAGAACTCCCTTATCAAAAACCCGAAATTATTTCAGATATTCCAGACAACCATTGGATATATAAAAGAGGGTTTACTAAACAAACTATTTTAGATTGGGATTGCAAAACTAACAATTTTTTAGACTTTATGATTCCAGCAAAAGATTTAGAGCTAGAAACTATAGGTTGGATAACCCGCCGAACTCAAGCTATTCCTAAGTATTTGTTTTCCAAAGGATTTGCTAAGTCCAAAACTTTGTTTGGTATGGACAAAATAAAAAACATAGATACTTTATACTTAGTAGAAGGTGCCTTAGACTGTATGTGGTTAAGTCAACATGGTTACCCAAGTGTAGCAATTTTAGGAGCAAGTATCTCTCGAACACAGATAGAGTTATTAGGTAAGCTACAACCACACGAAGTAGTTCTTGCATTAGATAATGATGATGCAGGACGAAAAGGAATATCAAAGGCTACCCTTGACATTGATGATAGGTTTTTGATATCATATTTAAACATTCCAAAAAAATACAAGGACGTGCAGGAAATAGATAACGTTGACATATTACACAAGGTTATGAATAGCAAAGTCCTATTATAAGGAGAATAATAAATGAGCGGAATTACACGAATACAACAAGGCAGAGAAGAGTCTCGAAGACCGGATGTTACTTTTACTCCGGGTAAAGAGATTTGGTTTAGAGATGGGGACCAAGTATTCCTATCTTCTGTAGCTACTGGGTCTGATGATGACAAATATTTAGATGAACTATATTTGTATGTTTTTAGAGCCGGTACAAGATTAGTAAATTTACTAAAAGATGATAGAGTTGATACATCAATCGTACCCGAAGATGTTAGACCCTCTCACAAGTTTGCTATATGGGCATATATTCACAATATAATCCATTTAGAAAAACGAAATGATGACTGGGTAGAAATAGAAGGCCCATCAGGAAAGAAAATGTATAAAGAAGATATTAATGACTTCCGTATAATTTCTTTGTCTTTTGGACGAAGTGACTATATTTGGAATCAATTAGTTGATGTTTATAATGATTGGGGTGCATTGAACAAAGGTGTTATTAGAATGAAAAGAACTGGTGCAGGAATGTATGAGACTTCTTATGCAATCACAGCTACACCTAAAAATGATGAAATCCCTGAAGACAAACAAAAAGAAATTTCCGAGCTACCTTTACTAAAGGATTATTTCTATGAAAGATATGGTAATTCTGCTGACGCAGCCATGGATATAGCTAAAAATGCAGCCTCTTCTAATGATACAGAAGAAGCATTATTCTAAAGAAGCGGCAGTAACCGAAGAAACTTTCGAACATAATATTACACAGCTGAAGTCGGTATTAGAGGTAGCACCGACTTTGGTTGTAGATGTTGAAACAAATGGATTAGACTCTTTCGGCACCAATCAGATATGTGGCATTGGTGTGGGTGAACCTAATAACGAAGGTCTAACTCAGTACTACCCCTTTAGACACCACGAAGGTGGTAATCTATCCTCAGAATCTTTACAAAGTCTAATAACCCTTTTAAACCAATTAGTTAAATCTTATATAGGTTATAACTTAAAGTTTGATTTACATTTTTTAGAGAAAGAGGGCTTATCAGTCGTTGATAAAAAACTAATAGACGTGATAGTTATGGTACGTTTAGTTGAACACTCTGATATAAAAGAATTAGGTCTTTCTGCTACAGGTAAAAGAAATTACGGGCAAGAGGCTATTCAGTATGATGATGATACTAAAAAGGTTTTGAAATCTAACAAAGGGTGGTTTAGAGACTTTTCTAAGGCACCAGCCGATATATTAGGTGAATACTGTCAAGAAGATGTAAGGCTTACCACTAAATTATATAACGACTACTTAAAAAAGATACACGATAGTAAACAAATTGATATATTTGAAATGGAGTGTAATCTAACAAAAGTATTATATGCGATGGAGAGTCGTGGAATATCAGTTGATAAAAGATACGCACTTGATGTTGAAAAGCAAATTTCTTCAAGACTGACCAAAGTTGAAACCGAGATTCTAAATATATCCGGCCGTAAAAAGTGGAACCACGAGCTTCCCATGTCTTCTAAAAAACACGAAGAAGAAGAATTTAATATATCTAGCCCTAAACAAATAGGGGAAGTTTTCAATAAAATGGGCATTGAGTCACCTGTAAAGACACTTAAAGGTCAAGATTCTTGGAATGAAGCAGCTTTAATTAACATAAATCATAGAATGGCGGGCTTGATAAGGCAGTACAGAACTTTAGAGAAACTAAAGTCTACATATATATTGCCTTACTTAGAGATAGATACCATGCATACTTCTTTTTGCAATTGGGGTACAGCTACAGGTAGGCTTTCAAGCAGAGACCCTAACCTTCAAAATATACCTAGGAATCACTTTAAGCTAGTGGAGAAAGATTTAAACGACCAAGATAAAATAGAAATAAGAGATAAAATTTCTGCTATGGTGGGGCAAAAGGGAATTACAATGGATACAGAATTATCTGATGATGTACTAGGAACTTGGTCTTTTATTGGAGACGAGTCCTATGATGAATCAGATAGGCACCAAATAGCTATTCGTAGATTGTTTGTACCACGTAAAGGGTATTCATTAGTTGGGTTTGACTACAGTCAAATGGAAGTTCGTGTATTTATGTCTTATTTTAGAAATGAAACTATTGACGAAATACTTAAAAAAGAAGATGTAGACTTTCATAGTGAGTCAGCCAAACTGGCATTTAATGTTGATGAATCTTCCGACCAATTTAAGTTTTACAGACAGATGGCTAAAGCTATAACCTTTGGTACTATTTACGGGATTGGAAACAAGAAGCTGGCTCAACAGCTAAACACCTCACCAAGAGAAGCAGGAAAATTCAAGAGACAATACTTTGAAGGTATGAAAGGCTCTAAAGATTTCTTTGACAAAGTAGTTGCTAAGGTTGAAAGAGTGGGAACTATTAGGAATAAATATGGCAGAGTCTATCAAATAAATCCACAGTTTGCTTATAAAGGTGTGAATTATCTCGTACAAGGCACTAGTGCTGACCTTTTAAGTGAAAGAATGTTAGTTGTAGATGATTTTTTGGCAGATAAGAAAAGCAATATATTACTGCAGGTACATGACGAAATTATATGTGAGATACATGACTCTGAATTAGAGACCGTACCCTACACAATACGAGATTTACTAGAAATAAATACTTTAGATATACCCTTAAAAGTAGATATGGAATTGTGTACACCATCGTGGGCGAATAAGAAAGAGTTGAAAATTCTAACTCTTGAAGATTTTGTTGATTGGGACGATGCTCCGGTGACAGATAGCGATGGGGTAAGCTGGGGTTGAAAACAAGTATGAAAAATGATAGTATATAAAGACAATGGGCAAGTATAACGAAGAACAAATAATTAAAGAAATAGCAGAGTATGTAAACAATACATACGACGAACATTACAGTGAGGGTGAAGTACAAACACTAGACTTTATAGATGCTTGTGGAGATGCCCCTGCTTTTTGTAGAAGTAACATTTTAAAGTATGCTTCAAGATATGATAAAAAAGGAACCCCCAGAAAAGATATATTAAAAATAATACACTATGCAATGTTACTATTGCATTTTAATGATAAAAGAGTTGAAAATGACAACTAAAGAACTTTTGTGGGAAGACATTATTGATTGGGGTCCCTTACCTAATTTTGTGTATGATACATCTAAAATTAAATTAAACCCCCACGAACAACTTATTGCTGTTGTAGGTGAATATGCAGTTATTTTTGCTTTGGGTACGGAAAAGATGAGGAGTCATCATGTAGATATATGGTGTGTTTATGTTAGGAATCTAATTACTGGGAAGGTAGAACGAGCGTTGCTAGATGAACAGTTATTTGAGGGCCTTTTAAGTTTACAAAATAACTCTTTAGTATTTGAACAAGCATCGTTTATTATTGATTCGGTTCCTTGGAGAAACACAATATCAAGAGTAAAAGTACCTCCTGTTGAAATAGACGAAAACATTATTAAGCATATACGAAAATTTAGTGAATCCTTTCCACAGTATAAACAAAAACATCAATTATTCTTTTTTCAATTATATGGCATGGTTCTTGCTGAAGAAAATAAACATTTTTTAAAAGGTGAGGGTTGGTGTCTAAAAAAGAAAAACGGAGAGTTTTGGTGTAAAGGAGCTTGTGGTCAACATTATAAAATTGCAGGTAAATATATAAAGTGGGCTGCATTAGTGAAACTACTTAAATATAATGAATCACCTAGAGATATTGAAATATGTTACGTAGATAAAGAGGTTGTATATATTCTTAAAGATGTATTAAATTTTATAAAAGATGGTTATATAACGCCACTACCAGAAAGATTAGAAAAATATTATAACAATAATAAACACAAATTAGAAGGAGGCGAATAATGCCAAAAGTTAGTGCACATTTAGGATTTACATTTAGAGTGGGTCCATTAGAACAAAACCAATATGGTAGAGTTGACTTGACAGTTGACCAAATAGATACCGAACTTCCTATAGAACCACAGTTAGAAGAATCTAAAAAAGTAGCTGATGTTGTGTGGGAATTTATAAAAGGTAAAGTAGACACACAGATTGAGAGCATGCTAGATGAGTCTAAATAAAAAAGATTTAGTTGGTCTGGGTGTATTAGAAGCAATATTAGCTGAAAAAGAAAGACAGACTAAAATATATGGTGAACAGAACCATGATGATTCTTGGTGGAATCTTATAACAACTGATAAAAACGGTGACGTAGTAAAAGAAATATTTAAACAGAGTGATACAAAATTGTTTATTGAACTGATTGAATTAGCCGCTACTTACTTTTCATGGGCAGAATCAATACGTAGGAGACAGAATAATGGATAAAGATGCAAATAGTGCAATAGAAAAACTATTAAAGACGAAAGGGTTAAACCTTTCTCTCGGTGAGGACACCGATTCAGTTGAAAGAATAACTTTTGGCTTACCTCAACTAGATAAGCTACTAGGTGGTGGGATACCTAAGAACAGATTTACTTTAATTTATGGTCCTCCCAATGTGGGAAAATCTTATCTTTCTTCTTTAGCTGTTTCTAGAACACAACAAGATGGCGGAACAGCAATGTGGGTAGACACTGAAATGTCATATGATAAGGATTGGATGAGTAAATGTGGGGTAGACCAATCTAAGATACTAGTTGCTCAACCATCTACAGGTGAAGAAGCTATGGGACATGTTAGAGAAGGACTAGCGGCAGGTATAGATATAGTTGTACTTGATAGTATCGCAGGACTTATACCTTCAGCAATGACCGAAGAGATTGAAAAAGGTAATTTTGCTCACTCCCCGATGGCATGGCAAGGTAGATTTGTAAACAGTTCTTTTCCTAAACTGTTTCCTTATTTGAAAAATGGTTCAGCATTTATTGCTATTAACCAGATGAGACAAAGTATTGGTGGAATCCGCCCTACAAACACTTGGCCGGGTGGTCAAGGACAAACTTTCTTTGCTCATGCTATGTTAGAAGTTCGAAGAGATGGGTGGATAAAAGAAAAAATAAATGGGACAGAAGAGACAGTTGGGTTTGATATGCAGGTAAGAATGCATAAATCTAAAATAGGTGGTGAAAATTGGAAAGCTGCTGTAGTTCCCTTTAAAGCAGATGGGGGTATAGATATTATTGAAACCTTTATGCGTGACGGAGTTGCAGCTGGTGTTATTGAACAAGCTGGAGCTTGGTATACATATCAAGGAACAAAGGTGCAAGGACTAAATGGGTTGAAGTCACTGTTTTTAGAGGCTCCCACATTACTTGAAGAATTGCAAAATGAACTTACCACCTAAAGAATATACTAAACAAGAAAACATTATTGCCGAATGTTTAGACGAGTTTGGTATGAGATACTCACAACAAACTAGTTTTCCTCCATACACAGTAGATTTTTATGTGTCTGAGATAAAAAGGGTAGTAGAAGCAGATGGGGTATATGGTCACTTTGCTAAACGGGATGCGAAAAGAGATATTGATTTAAAACAGTATCATGAAATAGAAGATGTTATCCATATAAAAGGAATTACTAAAAAAGATATAAAGGAAGAATTATGGCTGGAATTAAACAAATTAAGCCAGTAGAACGAAAAAATCCTACCGCACCTAAAGATTTGTGGCTAAATGAAATAATTGATGACCATTTAAGAGGTACTATGTCTGCCCCTAGACCGGGAGTCTTTCATCCATCAGTTATAAGTAATGCTTGTGATAGATACGTTTGGTTATGTTACCATGGTAAAATGGTAGACCAACCATTACCAGCAAACCTACAAAGAATTTTTCAGAATGGAAACTACTTAGAAGATAGAGTAGGTCAATGGCTTACTGATTTGAACCTATTGATAGATAGAGAAGTTTCAGTAAAACAAGACATACCGCCAATTTCAGGTAGAATTGACTTTTTAATCAAGCATTATAATTATGGAACACTTCCAATTGAGCTCAAATCTATAAACACTGCGGGCTTTACGAAGCTAAAGAAACCTAAACCTGAACATCAAGTACAAATTCAAATGTATTTAAATATGGGCAATTACGACATGGGTACAGTTTTGTATGAAAATAAGAATGACCAGAAGATAAAAAGCTTTCTGGTAGAAAAAGACCTTGTACAGTGGGATGAAATACTTAAGAGATGTTTTAATATACAAGAAATGCTAATACCACCTGAAAAATGTTCAGGAGCTACTTGGTGTAATTGTCGTAAAGTTGAGGGATATTAATATGGAAGAACGAGAAACTAAATGGAGTCCAATGAAAGCATTGGGTAAAGCTCAAAAAGAAGTTGATTCTTTAGGGTTACCACCACTAGTTGTTAACTTAGAAGATAATGATACCTTAGAGTTTTCTAAATTAAACACTTATGATAATAAAATATTAGCTGATTTTTTAGCTATGTACGGTGGTTACAAAGCTTATTTAGAAACAAAAATAGCAGACATTGAATCTAAGGTTGGGGCTCTCCAAGCTGCTTTTAATGAGGGTTATAGCACCGCTTTGTTCAGAGTTGTAAAACAATATGAAGAAACGGACCGGAAGAAACCAACTAAAGATGAGTTAAAAGGCGAAGTTATGGATAGTTACGAGACTCTAAGAGAGTTGAAAAAAGACCTAATTGAACAAGAAGCTACTCTAAAAAAGACACAAGGATTGCTAAATACTTACACAACTGCTTATAATACAGTTAGTAGAATAGTTACCTTGCGAACAAATGGTGAACGCTTATGATGTATTTAGGTTTAGACACATCTAGTAAAGCAATTCATGGGGCAGTGGTTAACCCAGAGGAAGAATTGGTTTGTTTGTACAAATGGGACTGTGATACCAAGAAATCATTTGAAGAAAGATTCCCTGAGTTGATATCTAATTTTTCCAAGGAAATCAGTACAATAAATAATATAGACTTTGCAACAATAGAAGCATCAATATTTGCTCAAAACAGAAGTGTCGTAGGCACCTTAGCTAGCGTTGTTGGTGCAGTATGGGCAATCTTAGTGTTACAAGGTATTCCAACAGTGCGTGTGGATAATAACACATGGAAAAAAGATGTTGTTGGAAAAGGAAATGTGAAAAAAGACGAAATTAAAAGATTCGCTGAAGAAAAGTGGGGAGATAAATTCCCCGAACAAGACTACGCTGATGCTGCTTGCATAGCGTTATGGAACAAAAGGAGGTTCTAGTATGAGTATTGCAGGAGGACTACAAAAAGTAGTAAGAGGCTTTCAAATGGCTTTTCCCGGTAAAAAGGAAGAGATAAAAAGAGAGTATAAAGATAAGTTTCCGAAAAATTTACCGACACTTGAAGATGTAAAAAAGAAATATGGTACTGTTGTATGGTGTAAATTTGCTAAATGTGGCAGTAATCAACAAGTAAAAAACTTACAAACAACTACAGGAACCTTACTAAAAAAGGTAGGGTATACCCCAATTGTAGAACAAGAACACATTTGGGCAGGAATATGCACTAGAGGTGAGATAGGAATGCAATATACAGAAATGAAGATGCCTCATGGAGCTAAAATAAAAGTTCCTAGTTGTTATACAGCACACACAGATAAAACAGGATATTGGGACTTCTCTCAATTCTTAAACTCAGATGGAAGCCCATTAGGGGGTAACATTGATTCCCAACATGTTTCTACTGCAGGATATGGAATGAATGATTCTAACAGTATATATGACCAATTCAAAGACTAATAATTATGCCAAAACAAATACCAGATAATATAAAACTAAAGGCGATGGAATTATTCCTACAGGGGGACAAAACAGCTAAACAAATTGCTGAAGAAGTCTCCACGGATGACCACGCAGTTGCTCCACCTACAATTTATATGTGGGCTAAGAAGGATAAATGGGGAGAACAGAAAGCAGTTGCTATTGCAGATACTCAGAGAGACTTAGCTGAGTCTGAGGGCCAAAGGTTCGCTAGACTTCAATCTGAACAATTGGATACTTATACCGAACTTGCCAATAAGGCGGGTAGAGAAATCAAAGGACTAACTTTTGACCGACCTTTAGATGCTGCTAGGGCTGCAGATATAGGTATAAAAGGACAAAGAGAAGTTCTTCAAGGTATGATAAATATGGAATTTGTACAAGATATTATGACAGTTTTAATTGAAGAGATTACAGACCAAGATATTTTACAAAAAATTGGTGTGAAATTAAAAACCATTGAACAAAAACATAGAGATATATAAATATGGCTAAAGATGTGGTAAGCGTTGAGAACGCCTTTAATATGCTATCCGATGGATTACTTGAGCAAAAAAGGTATGAAGTTGGTTCCTTTAGAGAATTTATAGAAAATATTTGGGCACACTCATATGATAATCCAGAGTATTTTAAAGCGTGGCATGTAAGTTTACTTGCCGAAGATATTGAGGAATGTTTAGAAACAGGTCTAAACTATGTAGGAGTTCTTCCCAGAGGACATTTTAAATCCACTATATTAGGACATGCTTTTAGCGTTTGGAGATTATTGAAAGCCCCTAGAGATATGTCTATACTTTATCTATCTTATAGTGACGGTATGGCTAAATATCATATTGCAGAGATAAATAAAACAATTGCTAGAAATCCTATTATCCCAGAATTACTTGTAAATCGTAATCCAAAGGCTGATTTCTCGGCTAGATTTTATAAGAACAATAAACCTATGGAAATTATGCATGGTGGGTTGTTTTCTTTTAAAAGAGGTATGCACGTCAATGGTGCCCTAGTTGCTGATGACGTATTAAGAGACCCAGAGAACCCTTTAAATATAGGGCAAATAACTAAAGTAGAAGACCACTTTATGACAGAATCCATGTTCATACCATTGAAAGAAGCTCCTGTTATTGTAGTGGGTACACCTATGATGCCAAACGATATACTAGCTAAGTTACAAGATGATGAACGATTCAAAGCTAGAGTGTTACCCGCACTAGACCCGGTGCCGGGGAGAAGAGTATTAGCCCCAGAAATAATGAGTGAGAAATACTTGTTAGCCCAACAAAAAGCTAGACCTAAATCATTTGCTTCAGAGTTTATGTTGATTCCTCATTTTGCTACAGAGGCTTATTTCAACGAAGAGGATATTACTAAGTGCGAAGACGACTCATTGAGGTCATACCCATCTACTAAAAAGTTCACTGGTTGGGAAACCGGAGACCAAATTTTTGGTGGATTTGATGTGGGTAAGAAAAAACACCCATCTCATTTAGTTTTATTCAGGAAACGGGGTGAGGAGTTACAACAAATACATTCGTCTTTTCTAGACGGGTGGAGTTACTCCGACCAAATTGAATTTTTAAATGAAGTAGCTGATAACTTTGATTTAGATGGGGGTTATATTGATAACACTCGAGGGGAGCTTGAAGACCGAGGATTAGACGCTAGGTGGCGACCAATGAATTTCACAAGAAAAAGTAAAAATACTATGGCTGGAGTCTTCGAAAAGTTTGTCCATGCTGGTATATTAAAACTAATAAAGGATGAGCGACAGAAGCAACACATCCTGTCTGTAAGTAATGACTTGAAGGCACCCGATACTCCAATGGGACATGGGGATGCTTTTTTCTCGATTGCAATGGCTTTACAGGCAGCCCATGACACGGCTTATAAGTTTGTAGACTTAGGCAGTGCTACGGATTGGTTCAACGCTATTAGTCCGGGGGAAACACCTGAGAGTCGAAAGATGATGCAGGATGAGATGAAAGGACTTTCAGAGGACCAACAGAAAAAGTTGTCTTCTTTAAATCCTTTACAGATGGAGCCAGTAAATCCATCTGAGATAGCTTCCTCCGCACCCAATCCTCAGTGTAAGGAAATGGTATGTAGTGCTTCTTTTTGGGTTCCAGAAAGAGGACTATGCCTTTATTGTGGACACAGAAAGTAATAGATAAAAAAATAAAAATATAGGAGGACCTCAGTTCCATGACGACAGAAATAAATCGAAACGAAATAACAGACCAAGTAAAATTATCAGACCAAGCAAGTGTTATATTGGAACACAGATATCTTTTAAAGGATACCAACTCAGAAATTATTGAATCTCCTACTGAATTATTTAGACGTGTAGCAAAAGCTATTGCACTAATTGATACAGATTATTTATCTTTACCAGTCGAAGCATCCTTAACAGAACAAGATTTTTTTATGATAATGAAGAACTTAGAGTTTGTGCCGAACTCTCCAACACTTATGAATGCCGGAACAGAACAAGGAACTTTATCCGCATGTTTTGTTTTGCCTTTAGAGGACAGCATGGAGGGTATTATGAAAGCATCACATGATGCAGCAATGGTTCAAAAGTTTGGTGGGGGGACTGGGTTTGCCTTATCTAAGCTTAGACCGAGGGGTGACAAGATTAAATCAACCCATGGAATTGCTTGTGGTCCAATTGAAGTGCTAAAAACATTATCAAGAGTATCATCAATGATTACCCAAGGAGGTAAAAGAGATGGAGCAAACATGGCAGTTATGTCTATATACCACCCCGATATTTTAGATTTTATAACCTGTAAGTCAACTGAAGGAGAAATCCACAACTTTAATATTTCTGTAGGTGTGGACTCTAACTTTATGGAAGCCGTTGTAAACAACATGGAATATAATTTGATAAACCCAAAAGATAATTCTATTGACGGAAGCCTAAATGCTCGTGACGTATTCAACAAAATTGTTGATGGGGCATGGAAAAATGGTGAACCCGGAATGATATTCTTAGACCAAGTAAACAAAGACAATCATGTTTCTGAACAATATGGTGATATGATTGCTACTAACCCGTGTGGAGAACAACCATTATTAGGTAACGAATCTTGTAATCTAGGTTCAATAAACCTAGCTAAGTTTTATACAGCTTCAGAAGACTCTAGTAATGGGTGGGAAGAAAAGATAGATTGGGCTAGACTAAAACATGTTACTAGAACATCGGTACACTTTTTAGATAATGTAATAGACGCTAATAAATATGCTACTCCAGAAATTGAACAAATGACTAAAGCAACAAGAAAAATTGGATTAGGAATTATGGGGTTTGCAGACTTACTTATTCAAATGCAAGTACCTTACTCATCTGATTTAGCTAAAGAAATTGGCATGACTATAATGTCTAAGATTAGGACATGGGCTGATAAAAAATCTATTGAACTTGCTGACCTAAGAGGAACCTTTCCTGCATGGGACAGTAGTAACTACGATAGGGAAACAGAAGCATACAGGAATCATTGTAGGCTTACGGTTGCTCCAACAGGCACAATTTCTATGATAGCTGATACATCTAGTGGGATAGAACCTACCTTTGCTTTAGCTTGGAAAAAACAAAATATATTAGATGGTAAAACTTTGAATTATATAAATAAATATTTTGAGGCTGATGCTAAAAAATACGATTTTTATTCAGAAGACTTAATGGATTACTTAGCTGAAGGGGGTTCATTAGAATCAGTACCTCAAGTTCCCGACTGGGCTAAAGAAGTATATGCGACTGCTCCTGAGATTTCACCTGAGAATCATGTTCTAATGCAAGCAGCTTTTCAAAAAGGTTGTGATTCTGGAATATCAAAAACAATAAACTTTGCAAACTCAGCTACTCGTGAAGATGTAGAGAAAGCTTATATTCTTGCTTGGGAAGAAGGATGTAAGGGTATTACAGTATATCGAGCGGGCAGTAGAGAAAAAGAAGTTTTGGTAAAAGGTAATGCTGAAAAATCAGAGCAACTCCAACTTGATGGGTTTGACATAGAACAAAATGCAATAAATGAGGTTGTTAATCATAAGGCAGAGTACGATTGTTGTGGTAATCCAAATGTAATTTTTGAGTCTGGTTGTGAGACCTGTAAGTCCTGTGGGTGGAGTGCTTGCAAGATAGCGTAGGTAAATACGAAAAATATAGTATAATATAAAGATAGAAAAGTTTTAGGAGAGAAATATGGTAATAGGAAACATGCTTTCCGATTCAGGCCAACAGTATGTAGCAGCTAAAGACGACAAGAATACTTGGAGAATATTAGATACTTGGCATGCAGATTTAAAGATGATGAATGCTGAAGATGATATTTCAGACGATAGTGTTGCTGTCAAAGTTTTATCTGAAGGAGAGTTTTTAGCTTTAATTAAGGAAGCGGCTAGCCAAGGTGTTTTAGAAAATGCTACCTTTGCTTCAGATGTTGATACAACTGAATTAGAATATGAGCTAGAGCTAAAAGATAAAAAGATTAAAGAACTAGAAGAAGAGCTGGATAACACAACGAAAGAAAAACGTGTTGTTGAAAGAGCAGCTTCTCATTCGGAAGAGTTTGAATTAAAAGAAAAAGCTATGGACAATATAATAAAATTGGTATCCATGCAGGATATGACTAAACTAAGCAGGGATTAATAATGAAATTATCTGAATATCTACCACAAGTTCCTCAAATGCAGCAGCAAATGGCGGACTTGAATAAACAAATCAGTTTGTTAGATGTTATGAAAGCTACAGGAGATACCGGAAAGGCTCCAACTGTAGGTCTTGACCAAGTTGTAAACACATGGGTCAGACATCAAATGGCATATCGCCAACAATTAATACAAGATTTACAGACTGTTGCAATGTCTGTAGAAGAAATTAGGGGACCAGTTTCGCACATTACTGGAGAGGTTTTTAGAAGAGGTATAACAATAGTACCTAAAGTAAAAGACCCGGACCCCGAACAGAAAAAAAGAATACATAAATGGCTACAAGATTCAAACGTGTTTGACCAAAGCATGGAAGAGGTTTTGAGGCAATTTCATTTTGATGTAAACACACTAGACGATGGTTTTTTATATTTAGCTAAAGAATATAAAGATAATGGAGATGGTAGTGTGTCTTCCAGACTACAAGAACTAAGAAGACTAAATCCAGCATTAGTTGAATTTGACTTAGACCAAGCAGGATTACCAAAAAACTCACATTTTATATGCCCAATTCATAGAGAAGTTATTCAAGACTCTGCTGGTACTTGTGTAACAGATGATTGTAATGTAAAGTTAGTACCTGCGATGTATAAGTACTATCACAGAAGTGCTCATATGTATTTCTCTGATGATGAAATAATTCACTTATCTAAGTATTCCCCATCCGAAACATATGGGTGGTCACCAATACTTACTATTTTTGAAAAAGCCTTGACCTTGGTGGGTATGGATAAAAACCTATATAGATATTTCTTTGAAAGAAAGATGCCTGCAAGTATGTTAATGGTAACTACTGATGACCCAGAGTCATTGCGTAGAGAAAGAGAGCACATTGCTGCTCAAACAAGAATGGACCCTAACTATATACCTATGGTAGCAGTATCTGCTAGAAACCAAAGAGGTAGAGTAGACCTTGTAAGATTATTCCACAGTCTAAACGAGATGGAATATTTGCCTATTAGAGATGAAATTAGAGAACGTGTAGCAGCTATGTGGGGTGTAACTCCAGCGTGGCAGGGTGCACCGGATGCATTTGGAGGCCTATCGCAACAAACTCAACAATTAGTTGTTATGAGTCGTGTTGTTGAAAGTGACCAAAGATTATTTCATGAGAAGGTATTCCCCCAATTACTAGATGCTTTTGGTGTTACAGACTATGAAATAGTTTTGCCGCAACCTGAAGAAAAAGCTGAAAACACTAGATTGGCTCATGCACAACAGAAGATACAAATAGTAAATCAATTTGCTCAATTAGGGTTTGATATAAAGCTAAAAGAACAAGACGTTGAACTTTTTGATGCTGAGTTTATTGTTAGTGGTGACCCTGTTCCTACTGCTAAAATGCAGGCTGAACAAGCTGCAATGCAACTGGAACAACAGCAACAGCAAATGGCGATGCAAGAACAACAAATGCAGCAACAACAAGCAATAGAGGCACAACAACAAGAAGTGCTGGCAGAAGGTGAGGAAGCTCCAGAAGGTGAAGAAGGTGAACCTATCCAAGCTATGCTTAAAGCGTACAAGCCTCCATCTCAACGCAAATTTAAAGGTAGAATGGGTGGAGTCACACCAGATTGGAGTGACAAATCACCAGATGAAGAAAGAGATATTGACGAATATGCTGAAGCTAGGGCAAAAAAGAATGAACTAACCCTATCTAAATCTTGGGTTGAATCATTAGCTGATAAGGGTTTTGGTAGTCCAGTGATAAAAGAATTAAATGCAGACCTAACAAAAATGTGGTTCTCTGAGAACAATGTAGAGTATGTGGCTAATTTAGGAACTAATGGTGTAACAACCGTAGAGAAAGCTATATTTCCAGACCCTGCAAAATTTACACCCAGAGGCACTAAAGGTAAAACAAAAACCGCTACGGAACCAACTGATATAAATATAGACGATGAGTAAGATTCAAAAAGAAGAACACAATCATTCTGAAATTCAAGACGTATATAAAGTCGACTTAAATTTACCTGTAGGTGAACAAAAAATCCTAAAAGCTGATGGTGACTATGACCGAGGGCTATTAGTAAAACTACTAAAAGATGGTGGTTACGAAGTGGCATATTGGTTAGACAAACCGGAAGTATATCCTATAGAAATTCTAATAGACGGTAAGTCCGTTGCTAAAGATGCAAAAACAGTTTCATTCCGATTTCATCCGGAGCTAGAAAAAGCTTGGATTACAAACCCTAGAGGCTCATTGGATACTAAAAATAAGAAAATCCAAAAAGAAAATGGCGGTGGCGGAAACGGTGGTGGAAATGGCGGAGGGGGTGCTACAGGAGGTTTTGGTGGTACCGTAGCTGTTTCTACTGACTCTGGCTTCTTTACCCCAACATATGGTGGCGGTAGTGGAAGGAAACTAAACAGAACTCAAAGAAAGAAAAGAAAGAAAAAGAAGCGAACAGGTATTCATAGGTTAGCTGATTTTATAAATGAATTTTCTCCAGAAAGAAAAATGGTAAAAAAGAGTACAGATTTTACTTTAGACCTAGTTCATTGGGTTGCGGAGGAGTTACAAAAAGGTGACGTTAAGTTTAGACAACAAAGTAGCAGTGAGGATATAAACCCCCAAACAGCATTTGCAAAAAACGAAGAGGATAAAAACCCTGTTGAGTTTGATGCAAAGCCAGATAAAAATGCGGCTATTGAACAAAAAGATATGGAACAAAAGATTCGTAATTTAGATGATGATGAAGATTTAAAAGACAACAAACCTGATGAAAAGGGAGACGCTAGTCAAACAGCCCCAGCAGGCTTGAATGTTCAACTTCAATATGGCTCTGGTTCTGAAAGAGGTGCTTTAGTGTCTGGCGGGCGGAAAGATAAAGAAAGCGGTGTTGTTGAGGAACTAGATGAGGAGACCGAAGAATTGCCCTTTGAGAAAGTTGTAGGTAAGGACCTATACAAAAAGCTCTTAGGAGAGTAATTTGCAAAACAGTTCGAAACATGATAGTGTAGTACTATGCCCTAAATGTAAGGGTTTAATGTACATAAACGAAGATAAGGATTTACAGTGCATAATTTGTGCAAAGATATTAGTGACGGAGGTTCAGTTTGAGTACGATTCCAGAGCAGGCAAAATCCGAGATAATAAAAAGAAGAAATCTTGGAGCCACATGGACGAAGATAGCAGAGTGGCTGGAGCAGGAATACGGAGTTCAGGTTCATCGGACAACACTTCAAAAGTGGTTCGACAAAAATCATTGGGAACCGGAAGACGAACTCTTAGTAAACGAAGAGGGTACTGAAAATCGAATCAAACTAGATAAGAAGCTTGCAACCTATAAAGGGGAAGCGGATTATTACAAGAAACTTTATACCGGACTTCTAAAAGACACTATAAAAAAAGAAGTCATTATTGAAACTATCCAAGGATATACTAAAGGATTCCCAGCAGTCCCTCTAAAATATTTAAACAACTCTGATAAAACACCATTCGGTCACCAAAAACAAATTATGGTTACTCCTTTATCTGATACTCACATAGGGGAACATGTGTTTAAAGACCAAATGCGTGGCCTGAACGAATATAACTTTGAAATATTTAATAAACGTATGTATGGTTGGGCTAACCAAATACTAAAGCATACATCTTATAGAAGACAAATAGCTCCTGTAGATGAGCTAATAGTACCTATGTTAGGTGACATGATTAGTGGTGACATACATGAAGAGTTAGCTAGGTCTAATATGGCTAACTGTATGGAGCAAATGATTAGAGGAGCAAGCATTATAGCTCAAGCATTAATGTATTTGGCCCCGCACTATACAAAGATTACAGTTCCTTGTGTAGTTGGTAATCATGGTCGTATGACTAGGAAGCCTCCTATGAAAGATAAGTATATGGATTGGGACTATATGTTGTATCAATGGATGGCATCTTTTTGTGCAAACCAAGAAAACATAGAGTTTAAAATCCCTAAAAGTTTTATTACTACATTTAAAGTTCATGATAAAGTAGTTCTTATTACACACGGAGATTGCATTTCCGGGGCAGGTAGTAGTGGTGCTATATTAAATTCGATAACTAAATTACGAAGTGTTTTTCAATTTAGAAAATCCTTACAGCGTGAGATAGAAGGTGCACTTGATGAAGCTGTAGAACAAGAGTTTGACAGTGTAATGATTGGGCATTTTCACAGAATTGATGAATTAGATATAGGTACTGGGGAACTTCATATATGTGGAACCATGAAGGGACCTGATGAGTTTGCCTTACAAAGACTACAAGCAGCTACTAAGCCTAAACAATTAGTTACTTATTGGCATCCACGTTATGGTTATATTGGTAAAGACATTATTTATTTAAATCGCTATGATTCTAGTAAGAGAAAATTCATAGATAAAATCCCTGATACTTGGAGAGACTTATCAGCATAGTCTAGTATAATAGGTTATGCCTAGGAAACCACAACGAAATATTCGTCAAGATAGTGTGACACGAGAACTGTCTAAACTGCTTTTTCAAGAATTAGCAGAAGAAGTAATTAAAGAAGCTGAAAAACTTTTACCTAGTGATAGCCGTCAAAAATTAGCAGACGCTATAATTATTGAAACTTCTTCTGAGGGTTTTACATTAGAATTTGACAAAACCTTTGATGC